GTAGAACGTGAAGTCGCTACTGAGCACCCCGCTCGGGAAGGTCGGGTGGTCGGTGCCCGACGCGATCGACGTCGCCGCGTTGGACGCGCCCAGGACGACAGAGGGCGGAGCGGCCAGGGCCGGCGGGAATGCGGCAGCGACGCGGGAACGGTCGCGGCTCTTGGCCGTCGCCGTCGACGAGGCCGAGCCCTGCGCGAGCACGCCGAGGAGGGCAACGCTCGCGGCGGTCGACGCGGACCCCTGTACGAACACCTGGATCAGGCCCGTGGAGTCGAAAACGACGGTGCCACCAGCGTTCAGGACCCGCAGGCGCCACCGGCCCCCGCCGGGCGACGGCAGCGCGGTCGCCGGGATCGCCAGGGTCGCCGTGCCGGCGGAGTAGCTGACACTCAGGCCCGAGCCATCGGTGAACACGCGCGCCGGGCCGAACAGCGGCTCGACCTCGAGCTCCAGCGAGTAGCCGGTCAGATCGAACGGCGTTGAGAGCGCCTGGTCCTGGTAGAACGACAGCGCGATCGACGCTGCCTGCTTCTGCACCAGCGTGAGATTCGTCAGCGTGCTCATTGGTTCGGTCCCCAGTTGCTCGTCGGGTCGTCGTAGTCGAAGTCCTCGTAGGGGTCGCCCATGAGGTCGTTGCGCCAGTCGATCAGCGGCTGGAAGGCTGCGCGGAGGTTGTACGCCGCGATCGGGTCACCCAGGAGAGCGATCCGGAGGCGAGAACCGAACGCCGTGCGGGCGGCCCGGTCGTTGATCCACTGGATCGCGCGGCTGTACTCCGTAGATCCGTCAGGAGCGACTAGCGGGTCGATGCGGCCCGTACCGAAGATGGTGGGGTTCGGATCGAGCGTGGTCACGCCCGAAAGCATTGCGCGGAGCCCGGACGAGCCAGGCCCCGCGCAAGCAACGGATCAGGTGGGCGACAGCAGCGAGGCGACGGGGTAGCGCAGCGCCTCGTTGGGCTGGTCGTAGCGGATCCGGTTGGACACCTGCCAGCCCATACGGAAGGTGAACCGCATGGCGATCATGTCCTGCTGGGGCAGGTTGTAGATGATCGCGCCGGTGTTGTCCTGGATCACAGCCTGGTCCAGGATCTTCATCGAGATGTCCTTCCGGACGCCGACGACGAACTCCGAGAAGTCGCCGACGAACGCCTCGACGCGGTTGGCCCCGGTGGGGAACAGGCCGCGCATCGGGTAGACGATCCCGAGGTCGAGGTACTGCGTGATGTCCGGGTTGACGCCGGTCAGGCGCTCACCGACCGTCGACCGGTTGCGGCGCAGCTTCGAGCGCAGCGTCCGGTTGGCGACGATGTCGGACGGGTCGAAGCCGGCCGGCTCGAGGAGCGCGATCGTGGCGTCGATGTCGTCCTGGATCCCGCCGTTGGCCGCCGTCGCCGACTCCGTGTAGGTGAACCCACGGGCGGCGGCATCGGCCGCGATGTTGGTCGGGAACGTCCCCGGGGCGTTGACCCCGAAGAACACGGCCTGGTCGACGGCGCGGCCGATGGCGACCTCGACGTCGGGCTGGATCTCGCCCCACAGGTCGAAGTTGCCGGCGTCGCCGACGTCGTCCAGGACGTTCTCCGGGACGGGCACGATGACGGCCAGCTCCTCGACGTTGAGGAACTTGTTGCTCCACTGCTCCTCGGAGGTCTGCTTCAGACCGGTGTCGCCGGCGACCCAGTAGGCCAGCGGCAGCGCCGAGAGGATGGGGAAGCGGGTCTGACCGGCCACCACGGGGACGCGGCGGAAGGTCTGGAGGACGGCGCTCGTCTGCGTGGCGACGTGGCCGAGCATGTCGTTGGCCACCTGCTCCGGGACGAGTGCCGCCGTATCCGAGCGGGAAACGATGTTGTTGTACGGCATGTCGGTTGAGCCTCGCGATGTTGAGGGGGATCTAGCGGCCGGACGCCTGACGGATGATTCCGTTCATGGTCTTCGGCTTTGTCACGGGGCGCCTGACCCCACCATCGAAGCCGGATCCACCGGCGGGCCCATCGCTCTCGCTCAGGCCGAACTGCTCCTTCAAGTTCTCGGCGTCCGCCTTCAGCTCCGCCTCGTTGGAGCCTTGCAGCCGGCTCGCCAGCGAAAGCGGCAGTCCGGTCGCGGCAGCAACCTCGTAGCGCAGAAGTTTGACCGTACTCTCGGACGCCTGCCTTTCGGCGGCGGCGGCCTGGTCGGCGAGCTTCTGCGCCTCCGTCTTGTCCCGGTCCTCGAACTCCTTCAGCTTGCCGGTCGTGGCCTTGAGGTCGTTGCGGTACTTCGCGGCCTCCTGGCGCAGCCGGCGGATGTAGTCCTGGGCCTCCTCGGGGAAGCTGTCCAGCGACCCTCCGCCGGTGGCGGGAGCCGCGCTCGAGGCGGGACCGTTCTGCGTTTCGGGCTCCTGGCCCTCCTGAGTGGCGTCTGCTTCAGGCATTTCTCACTCCTCTGGCGCGCATCGTAGCGCTGGTGGTTGACATTCACTTCGTCCAACGTTGGACAGGCGTGAAGTTGGCCAATAAGTCATGTTGTCGTTGTGGCCAGGTTATCCCGGCGTCTCGGTGCGCGTGGCGCTCAGGGCCGCGCTCAACTGGGCGCCCTGCCCGGACGGCTGACCGGGCTGGTTGCCCGGGTGCGTCGTCGCATCGTTGGGCTCGGCGGCCCCGGTCATGGTTGACGCCAGGCGCGAAGCGTCCAGCGAGTTGCCCATGTACAGGCCACCCCCGGGCGGAAGCCCCATGAGGTCGCGCGCCAGGCGGATCTTCTGCGGCGACCAGCCGAGCAGCTCCCAGCACATCTCGATCGGCACGCTGAGCTGCGAGCGCATGACCATCGCGGCCTGCACGAGCACGGCGAGCGACTTCGACTCCACATCGGCCCACAGAACCTCGGCGCTCTTGGCCTGCCCGCGCTTGGTGTCGCTCTTGGCCAGGAAGGCGACGCGCATCGCCTCCTCCCAGCCGTCGCTGAAGCTGAGGATCTTGCCCTCGCAGCGGTCGACGAGGCCCTGGTCCTGGGCGTGCATCGCGTCGGCCGACATCGTGCTCATCTTCCCCTTGAGGTAGTAGAGCGGCGTCTGCGTCTGCGCGGCCAGGTGGTCGATGTACATCTCGATCGGCCGCAGGTAGTTCTCGACGTTGCCCTGCGCGAAGGCGCCGAACTTCGTGTTCTCGCCCTCGGCGCGGATGAAGCGCGACTGCGACAGGTAGACCTCGACGTCGCGGCCGGAAATCTCGCGGCCCTTGTCGTCGACGGCGCGCTCCCAGCCGCTCGCCCACCGCTGCGGGAAGGCGTGGAACTCCGAGGACACCTGCATGTCGAGGCAGTATTTGTTGACGGCGTCCTGGATCGGGATCGCCTGCTCGAGATCGCTGCGGCCCCCGTACAGCAGGTCCGGCTTGTTCTCCAGCGGCACGAGGGGCACGACACCCATCGGGTTCACGCACCCCGGGTCGTCGGCGCGGCGCTGCCACTGGATCTTCTTGCCGGACGTGACCTCGTCGGCGGAGCGCCACTTCGCGATCGTGCCCGGCAGGTAGACGTTCGCGTAGGCGTAGCCGTCCGTGTCGTCGAGCCACTTCTTGATGCCGGCGAGCCGATGGTTGCGGTTCTGCGGGTCGCAGTAGACGTAGCACTGGCTGGCGTGCTCGGGCGTGATGATCGGGAACTCGCCAGTCGGCTTGGACAGGTCCGGCGGCGACACCAGCAGGTAGGACACGCCGAGCTTCACCGCGTCGGTATGCACCATGCGGCTGATCGAGTCGAGGTTGTTCGCCTGCCAGATTTCCCACGCCTCGCTGTCGGCATCGAGCTCCCACGACGGGGTGAGCGCGCTCGTCGTGGGCGCGTTCGGGTCGGCGACGTTGAAGCGGAAGCCCTGGACGGTCAGGCGCGACACCGGAGCGTCGACGACGACCTGCATCCAGTTGTTCGCCAGCGGCGGGAAGAAGCGGCTGAACGCCTCGCGGAACTTCGCGGTGGCGAACGCCAGCTTGTGCTGCCCGTCGTAGTAGTCCTGGTACACCTGGATCGTCTCGGCCTGCTCGTCGAGCATCGGCTCGAGGAACTGGAGCCATGCGGCCGGAGTCATCTGAGGGTCCATCGGCGCTCCGTCAGTAGATGTGGACCGTCTTCGACGGTGCCTTCTCGTATCGCATTGTTACAGCGCGATCGGCCACCATCGCCAAGGCGACACAGCCGTCGATCTTCTCCAAGCTCTTGCGCTTCGAGATCCGATACCCGCCGCGCTCGGTCGGGGCGACCACGGCGGCCAGCACATGCTCGCGCAGCCTCGGATCTCCGTCGTGAACGATACGCCTATCCACGATGAGCTCATACAGCGTCTCCGAGGCCGGCCCCATCCGCTCGCCGGTCTGCGGGAACTCCGCCATCGGCAGCCCGCGCTCGGCCAGGATCTCCGCCGACTCCCGGAACTGCCACGGGTCATACGCCGCCTCCTCGAGCTGGTTCATCACCTGGGCCCACTTCGCCACGGCGCCCCGGACGTCAGCGACACCGAACGTCGGGCCCTCCTCCTCCGGCACGAGGATCTGTTGGCCGATGTGCAGCTTGTCGCCGTGCCACTGGGCCCACAGGATCGCCGCGCTGTCGCGCCGGACGCCGACGTCAACGGCGAGCCACGTCGGCTCGTTCGGACGCCAGATCGGCGTGCCGCGCATCGCGTCCCACTCGTAGCCCTTGATCCAGGCGTCCTCCGTCTCGGTCCACTGGTTCAGGTGCAGCCGGCGGAACACGTTCTCGGGCATCCGGCGCTGATAGCGCTCCAGGCGCTCCGGCGTGATCCAGCTCGACGGGTTCGCCATGTGCCAGTAGCTCTGGTCCCGGTAGTCGATCTCGGCCGGGACCTCGTACCACCAGAACAGAAACCCCTCCTTGCGCATCGCCTCCAGGCCGCCGCGCTCCCGGAGCTCCATTCCGAACTGGTACTGC